CGGACGTTACATGTCTTTTCCCCGACATGAACTAGTAAGAGCTTGTAAACTCTTTAACTACGCCAATTAGTATACCTTAGATAATGATAAGATCTTTTACAAGTATCTTACGTACATCTAATTTTGATGGCATACTACCAAAGATTTTCGAACCTGTCCTTAGTATATGACCTGGTAGTAATTCACCAGCATCTCCTACTTTGACTTTTAGTCCGAGATCTTCTAAAGTTAGTTTCGGCACTTGGCCAAATCGTAAGGACTGAGTACTATTACGTACACCAGCGAAGAGTAGTTCACTCTCCATAAAAAGTCTATAGACTTGATGTTCTAAGTCATAGATCAGGTTAACCTTATAGAAGTTGCAAATGCTTCCTCTAACGTTAGATCAATCAAAGTACATCATGAATCAACCCCCTTCTAGCACTGCAATCTTAAAGAATTTATGATAGGCTCTAAATGACCCCTTACCATCCTCAATTCGTTGAGTTTGATCTTGGGTTAATAGACTATCATCATTCTTATAAAGATCCTTTGGCAGTTCAAGAAGTTCGCAAATGTTATTTAAAATTCCTTTATAGGATTTTATGTTCTCAGGATTTATCCTTTGAACTTCATTTGCTCTTCTTAAGAGGCTAGGGTATTCTGGTGATCAACCCTCCCATATTTTGGTGAGGCTATCGTGAGATACAAATGATCCCCATCTGGTTGGATAACAAATTAAGAGGACTAGTTGTTTTAATTTTACATTGAAAGGTGCGTGATGTGTAAAGGCATTTAAGTAAACTTGAAGAGGTATTGATACTCCACGTCTAGATAACTGCTCCACTATCCCTCTGCAGAATTGGTAATAACTATTTCTCCTAAGAGATAGTAATTGCCAACTAAGCGGCGATACATCCATCCCATAATACAAATTAGATTTTGCAATCTCTGCAACATATTTTGAAATATAACTTTTAGGTTTTGATCATTCCATACCGATCAGAGTGAGTATTTTGAAGTATTCTTCAGCAACTCTCTCGTCACGGATTGTGATGTCATCTCCTATAATTACATAATCTCTATATGTTCCTTTGAAGCCAGCTTTTGAGGCTGCTAATTGTACTATTGTATGGTGAGTTATCACTAAAGATGATCAGGATGATAAAATACCCATCGGTTGACCAACCGCGTAATAACACGGAACATACCCTTCCTTTGTAGGAATGTAGAACTTTCTAAATCCTATAATAAAGTACCAAAGAAGAGTCTCATATAGAGTTAGACATCCAATAATATAAAGGATGAATGCTTGTAATACAACCGGTAATCTATCGGTCGCATTACTTAGGTCTACTGAGTAGACAGCACCTCTATGTCCAGTATTAACTGGAGAAACTCAATTTTGTACAATATTCCTTACTTTGTCCTGATCAAATGTCCCATCATTAGGAATCTTCCTGATAAATGAGAACATCTTATCGTGGATAGGCTTCATTACAGTTTGTGATCAAAAGTCACAAATAGCAACTAATCTGGTTTTCCCACTTTTATCTTGAAGTGGTACTATTCTTGAAGCAACAAGTTCTGTCAAGTTCTTATTGCCAGCCTTCGGATCGATACGTTTAATAGCTACCTTTCCTTTACCACAACCAACTCTGATCTTGAGCGGTACTCTGAGATTACTCTCAGTCCCCCAAGAC